CATTCTCCATTTGGTAGTTCCGCGACATATATTACTATGGTTATAGTGTGTATCGGATGTTATCCAAACCTTTATATGGTTATCTATCTTTATCATATTAACAAAAATCAGTTGATGAGGAAACTCTTAATCCATCGATGATTTTATCATCATACTTGGGGTTGTCAAAAAATGAACCAGCTCCATTAGCCCTTTCTTTTTTTCGATATTCTTTATTAACAACTAAACCATCAGGTTCTCCCCAATTAAGCGCCATCAAAATAAACTCATTCACATCTAACTCTTCTCCGTATTCATCAACAATACGACCATCTCGAATGAATTTAAGTAGTTCTTCTTTATTGGAGTAGTATTTGTTATCGTGAAAATTCCAACAGAATTTCCAACCACTACTTCGTTTACCTAAATGAATGTTAGTACCGTCAATAAATGTGTCCCAAGGTGATTCTGAACCCCATTGGTCATCAACCGCCACTCTAAATCCACATTCAATATTGGATGGTGATATATCTAAATTGGTGACACTACGAATTAGTTTGGACTTTTTGTTTTCCATTTCTTCCACCGTTGGAATTCGATAATAATTTGTTCCCATTGTTAGTAAGTTCTTTTACGTAAAAATACATATTATTATTGATATTACAAAATATCAAAAAAAATCCCCGATTTTTCGGGGATTAAATTATAACTTAACGTTGAATCGGTCTCTCATTTGTTTGACCTTTTCATCCGGTACTCCGTGTATATTATTACCCCCGTGACGATTCTCTACAACAAGAGTATGAACACGATATTTGTATCTCTCAGCAATTTCAAAGTACTTTTCCATTTCCCACTCCTCAGTGAATGTATTTGCCACAACTATTCTACTGAATTCATTCTTCATTCTCTCAGCACATTTCAAAAGACAATCATTATGTGCTTCTTTCAATTTTGAACCATCGAAATTGTAAATTCCTTTATCAGACATAAAGAAGTTATCCGCAGATAAAACATCGGGATTATCACCTCTCACACATCTCAAAATAACCTCACCTACCGTAGTTTTACCTGAACCAGGTACCCCTCGTAGTAAGATTAAATCACCAACATATTCTTTATCTTCCATATTGTACATTTTTATAAATACCCTACAAAGATATAAAACTTGGTAATTCTAAATCCTTATCTGATATTCTTTTTTGATTTTCTGGTATTTTCCAATCTATTTTTAAGGTTTCGTCATTGTAAACAATTCCACCTTCGGACTCCTTATTGTATTGATTGTCAACCTTATATTGAAAGATTGCATTAGTACTCAATACCGAAAATCCGTGAGCACATCCTCTTGGAACAAAGAGTTGTCTATTCAAAGACCAACCCAACTCCACCTTAACAACCTCACCATAGGTTGGGGAATCCTTTCTAATATCCACCACAACGTCCAAAACACGTCCTTGTGTACACGTTACTAACTTAGCCTGTTCATACTCCCCCTTTTGAAAATGAAGTCCTCTAATGGTCCCATAATGAGAATATGACATATTATCCTGAACGAACTCAACATCATACCCAACATTTCGATTAAAGTCTTCTTTATTGTACGGTACTGAAAAGAATCCTCTTTCGTCGTGAAATGATTCGTATGTGATAAGAAAACATCCATCGATGTCTGTCTTAATAAATTTCATTATTGAACGTTTTTAAACATTTGAGGTACTGTTCCATATACCGGTAACTTACCATCCCATTTATTAATGTACTCTAATTGTAATAACAATGGAGTTAATGTTGCTTGTTTCAATCTATTTGATTCCGCCTCTGCTTTTGCCGATGTCAACATTGCTTGGGCGTTACCTTCAGCGGTTGCTACTTTAATCTTAGCTTGTGCTTCCGCAGTCTTAACTTCATTCTCAGCTCTTAATGCTGCTTGAACTGCGTTGTTCTTAGCTTCGATTGATTTCTTGAATGTTTCAGGATAAATCAAATTAGAGGTGAATTGATTAATTACAAATCCCTCCTTTAATAGTTGACCGTCCAATAATCTACGAACTTCAATTTCGAACACCGCTCTGTTTGAAATCAATTCGTCCGCAGTGTACTTGTTGGTTGCTAATCTGAATGCATCGTATACCGCAGTCTTTAAAAATCCTTCCTCAATGTCTTCCAATGGTCTACGATACTTACTAAAAATTGTAGGTACTTTATCTCTTTGAACTGAATAGTTCATAATCGGTGACACGCTGAACTCACTACCATCTTTACTGTTTACCACAAACGAGTTCTCTCCTTTATATTCTTTATGTTGAATGAATGTAGGGAACTCATAAATTGCTGTAGTAAATGGATTGAAGAATACCATACCTGTAACTGCTACTACGTCATCCACTCCTTTGTTATCCCCATACTGATTTACTTTGACACCAACGTGTCCTGCGTCAATTCTCTCACAAGAGAAGAATAAAAATGTTAATGTAAAAAATCCTAATACCCCCGCACCAATTGTCTTCATAAGTTTTTGTTTTTTTAATTGTTGTTCTAATTTTAATTGTTCACGCTGTTTTTCTTGATAAGCGTATCGTTCTTCAAATGACGCCATATTATTTTGTTTTATTTATTGTTGTACGATGAGGCTCTATTGGAAATTCAGGTTTGTTTTTCTTTCTGGTTTTCACAAAGGGTTCATCAGTTTTAATACCATTGAATTGTTTTGAGTTTCTTTTTTTCTTTGGTTTTAATTCATCAGGATTGATGTAATCAAGTTCGGTTTCTCCCGGTTCAATGTTCATCAAATTATCGACAAACTTATCCATATTGATGTAGTAATATAGAAACATTAAACTAAACAAACCAAGTAATCCTGATAAGATATTAAGAATTGTACTTGATGCTGTTAGTCCTGGAAATACAATGAATGTAAAAATTGCAAATGTTCCGAAACCAACAAAGATTGGTGAAGATGTTTTCTGTGAGAAAACTTTTTTAAAAGTGTCTTTCATAGTTAGTAAGTTTTATTAAAATATATTAAATAATTTTGGAATTTCCAAATTATTGTTCGAATTTTTTATATGTCATCCCATAAAATCCGTAATTGGTAATTACCGATTCTTTGTCTCCCATTGAAACTGCAACTTCTTCTGTTGGGAATATCGCGTCGACAGGACATTCAGGTTCACAAGCACCACAATCAATACAAGTGTCAGGATTTATGTATAATTGTTTACCGAACAATTCCTCCTTCGACATTGTAGAAATCTCAGAAGCAATTCTATCAATATGGATTGGTCCATTGATAGCATCGACAGGACAAACAGATACGCAACTGGTATCCAAACAATTAATACATTTCTTTCCAATAATATATGACATATAATAATTTTAACTATCGAACCAAAAGACAAATCGAGGAACCATACCACGATTATCCAATGATTTCATTATATCTAATACAAGATGATAATCGGTTCCCACAAACACATCCTCATCTTCATTCTTTAACATCTCCTCAATTAACATTTCATATTCATTTAATGATAACCAAGAGTGTGAATGATTATATTCATCATCCCCATTTGCTTCCCTAACTTCAAAACTTAGATTACCTTTTGGTAATCCTTTTGGTCTCACACCAAATTCTAATTCAGGGTTATACCTAACTTGACCATCAGTCAAATAACCAAACACATTATAGTTTCTACCTAAACTAAGTTCCTCAGAAACTGCATTCCAAATTGGTTCGTCTCTTTTATCGTCCTTACTACGATACTCAATAAATCCGTGAATATCACAACCCATAATTCATTTTTTTTGATTGGTAAATTACTTTATTCATAATAACTGTTTCTTTTTTTATTATCTCATTAAAATATATCCACTCATTTGGATATTCTTTTTTAAGTTTAATTAATAATTCTGGTTTTGTTAAGTGTAATTTATTATTTAAAAAATCGTACTCCTCTTTTTTATGTGGAAACTTATTGTTGAATAATTTTGACAAGTTTTTCAAATTAACAAAATCAAAATTTCTCTCCATATTTGGTATGTCTTCGTACAATTTTTCCCATAAATTTAATGACCAATGTTCTCCATAGTTTATTTTAAATCTATCAACTATTGGTTTTAAATTTAATGATTCTAAATTCTTTTCTCTAGCATATGTTAGGACTTCAGTATGTAAAGCGGTTATGAAATGTTCACTTGGTTCTCTATAAAGAAAATAGTTTATTTTATCTTTACCAACATACAATTTACTAAGTTCGTAATGTGATTCGTACTTTGAAAATCCTAAAGGTTCTGTATAGTCAGCTAACCATCGAGTACCACATTTTAATGGTGCCGTAATATTAAATCCTCCACTATACCAATACCTCTTTAATATCATTATTAATAAAACTTTCTCAATACTTCAATCACATCCCAAGCATCTTCCAATGCGTTATGTGTAACAATACCCTTAACCCCTGCACGTTCTTTACAAACCGTTAAGTTTGGTAATGACTTATCATTCACCCAATCAACCATTAAGATTGCAGGGTCTAATACTCTTTGACGAGTTCTGATTAACTTCTTCCACCAAGGTAATTCTTGTAGAAATAGTTTATCGAATGTTCCGAAGTTTTTACCTGCAACATTCAATGTGATTGGTTTCGTCTTTCCACCTATTGTAGGATACTCAACGCCATTTATGGTATTAACAAAATCACCGGGTCCTAATTCATATCCGAATCCATTTGCAAAAAGGAAACGATAAAATTCCGCAACCACTTCATCTTCTTTATAAAAATTATAATCAGAATGTGTGTTCATTAGATGTCTTGTCTCATCGGTACCTTCAAGATATTCACCAATCATTGAAATGATTTCTTTATTCATTGTGATTGCTCGTGGTGAACCAGTGATTTCATTTTGAAGAACTATCGCATTGAACTTAGGACATTCTTCATATGGTAATTTCTTTTCGGTATCTTCGATGATTGCACCGATAGATAGTACTTTGTGTTTCTCGTGGTCAAGACCAGATGTCTCAATATCAATTGATACGTAAATCATTTTTTATGAAATTAAAGGTGTGAATAACAGATGTAAAAAATATAACAAAAAAAATCAACAATCCAAAATCCATATTGATTTTCGGGTAAAAAATGATGAACAATCCGGGTGACGCCATCACTAAGAGTAGTTTGAGGACTTTACTTGTATTTTTCATAATATTCATTTAAAATACAAATATAAAATATATTCTTGAATAACAAAAAAAAACCTCACATTTGTGAGGTTAATTTTTTACATAAATAATTGATGTTTGGAGTGTAGTTTCATAACGTGTTTACAATCAGGTAGATTGTCCTTTCCCTCACACCATCTAATCGCTAAATTGGTTAGTAAAGACGCGTCATCACGAGACATTGAAATCTCACTTTCTTTATTAGATTGGTAGTTTTTCAACATTTCATCCCAAGTATAGTCCTCAACTAATTTTACAACATTTTTAAGTTGTGATTCGGTAATTGCTATTTTCTTTCCCATTTTAATATGTGTTTTTTTTATAATATTATGTTAATCAAGGTTAGTAACCTCACTTGGTTCAATTAATAATTTTTCAAGGACACTATCAGGGTTAACCTCTAAAATTTTAGAAGTTAACTCTTGGAATAATTCTAAATATAATTGTTTAAATATGTCCAAATTCTGAATACAATTCATTGAATTTGGGTTCATATCACCAAGTGGATATGTTACACTCGCTCTAATTGGGTCAAATAAATTTCCTCTTTTAGATGCAAATGTTTGTTGGACTGTTCTAACCGAATTTGTTGCAGTGAATATTGCATTTAATTTATAAACATCACCTGTAACGTTTCCAATAACGGTTAAGTCAGAAATAACATTAAAAGCTTTTTCACCTTTTTGAACTGCTTGTTTATATAATTTTAAAATTGGGGTCAATTCAAATTGTGATTTATCATATGCTCTTTGTTGTGGGTCCCACTTTCCACCTGAGTAAACTTGACCAGCATAATTTCTAACCATTTTACTCGGGTCTGGTCTTTTACCTTTTGGTTTTGCACCAGTCTCTAATGACATTCTAAAATCAAGAATTTTTTCAATTGCGTCTTGAATATCGTTATCATCTCTAACAGTATGGTAGTTGAAATATATTTCGGGTCCACAAAACTTAGATTCTTTTTCTCTGTATGGAGATAAAATATTAATGTTTGATGTTGGTTCGGTAAAAGTTGATTCCCCTTTTAATTCAGGAATTCCACATTTATCTAAATGTGTTATTATACTTTTTTGATTAAAGAACGCATTAATTAATGGATTAACAAGTGTTCTTTTAGCCATAGAATCATTTTTACTTAATCCAAGTCTTTCTCTTACTTTGGCTCTTTGTTCCTCATCTTCTTTATTCCAACCAAATTTCTTTTGTCTAGTTGCCAGTTTATCAATTCTTCTATCCACCTTTACCTCTGTGTCAACAGGACCTTCGTAACTTGTACCATACTTTGGTGTCCTTGGTGGGAATTTAAATGTATTGATTACATTATCATTTCCATCAATCTCAACATATCTTGTTTCTCGTTTTCCATTTTCCAAATTAAGGAATGGTACTAATCTGTGTTCTAATGGACCGGTTCTCACCGTATGAGACTTAATGACGCCTGGTTCTAATTGCTCACCTGTCTTTGAATCAATAGCATTTACAGGAATTCCTCTTATAGAATCCACATTAAATGTCATTTGTTGAGGTAATTCAGAGGGTGCCCACATAGCATTGAGAGCCATTTCCGATAACTCATACCCTTGAACCTCTTCAAGTATAAGTCTAGATATAAATTCTTTAGTTAAAAATTCCATTATGTTTTGGTTTTATTCTATAAATATACCAAAACGTACTTTAATTCTTTATATTAGTAAAGCTATAGGAACTTTATTTCTTTTTCTTGAATAGGTCTGATAGTTTTTTACCTGGTTTTATGATTCTTCCGGTTTTTTCATCCATCATAGGGGCTCTGTAGATTTCAAAAGCAGTCCATAGACCCACTACTATCATACCAATTCCAATGTAGAAAAACATAGTTATTCGGTTTCGTGATTAAGATAATTCTCGTATTCGAGTTGAAGGTCTTTGTGTTTATCAAAGAAAAAATCTCGAGTGAGTTCGTGTCTACCCACTTCAATAGACATAATGAATAGTTCGTCGTGTAGACTATCATTTTTCATACCGAGCTCATTTATTGTGGATTTTTGGTCTTCGATAGTTGATATGTTATTGTTCCACATAACTGTCACCCACAATAAGGTTAACGTTAATAATACAATAACACCTTTTAATTTAGTTTCTATTTTCATAGTTATTTGATTTTCCAAAATTGCCACCATTTCTTTTCTTTAGGTGGTAAACATTGTGAGAATGGGTTATCACCGAATGACACCTTACCATAGTATTTTGAGGTCATCATATTTAAAAAAACCTCGTGGTACTTTTCAGGTATGGTACTAAAATCAGCGGTTATTTTAACATCCAACGTTATGTCTTCAGTATCGTCTGTCAAAAGTAATGCGTTTCTTAATTCGACAGGTTTTGACGTGGTCACACCAATGTGGTCACCTTGTCCTATATGTCTTAAATCGAAGTTGTTCATAAGTCAAATATAAGAATATATTTGATAAATCCAAAACGATATTGAAAAATTTTAAGAAATAATTAAGACATACTGCTAACAATCTTCTCAATCTTTCTACCTCCTTGGGCAATTAGACTGTTAGATGCCTTATTGGAAGAACTCCAATTCTTTCTTGTTTCAACTGCAATATTTAAAAGTTCTTTAGGGTCGGTAATTCCTGAAGCCACTTTTTCATTCATAACTCTTGCAAATCTTTGGAACCAACCTGGTCCATTCCAAACAGCGTATACGAAATTAAACGTAAGTCCTGGGTCACCCATAACAATTGCTCTTGCAGGTTCAGACATATAACTTCCCATATATCTTTGGAATAATGGTTTCATCATTTTAGGAACCAACTCTCTAAGTTTTGATTCTAAAGGACCACCCATATATCCATATTTCCAATTAGTTCTTGCACCCGCTTCATCAATTAGTCTCCAAAACTCTCTAGCGTCAGGACCTTGTGTTTCCCAACCACCCGTTTTTCTATCCATACCCATCATAGTCTCACCCGATGCTCCGTATCTTGAATCTTTGATTCTACCGTCAGCTAACATATCAGGATGGTAATAACCACCCTCCAAATTATCAATTACGATGTTAGCCATTTTTTCAAAATCAGTTGCAGCAACACCTTTTAAGTCAACCGCACCTTTCAATCCTTTCATAGATGCATTACTTAATTTTGCAATATCTTCTTTTGTAATATTTTTAAGTTTAAGAAGTTCAATCATTTTAAGTAACATCTCCCTCGAAGCTTTAACCATATTCAACGAACTTCCACCACCCGATGCTGCAGTTGAACCTCCGGTTGCCTTTGTTAATCCATTTACATAGTCTGCTAAGTTACCACTTGATAAACCTACGTGAACGTGAGAAGGCATTCCTGGCAATGTCATAATCTTACCAATAACATCACCCTCTTTTACTTGGTCTCCTTTTTTTACATTACTTTCAATGTGTGTGTAGAAAACATCTGGTTTACCGTCAGAACTTTGTACTTTTACTTGGTCACCATATATTTTTTTAACACCATCCTTTTTAAGTCCACCACTACCTTTAACGAATCCCGTAACCGTTCCATTTGAAATAGAATAAACATCAGTACCTGCAGGTGCTGCAACGTCCCAAGCGTTACGACTTGGCCATCCTTTAGCACTATGAGTACCTTGTTCGGGATAACCAATCAATGAACCACCACCTGCACTTGTTAAGTTTACAGCTTCGTTTACTGTTTTACCTGATTGAGTATTGGTGCTACCTGATGTTACATAATCTTTTGTAAACTTTTGAACTGCCGCTGCAGTTTCAGGACCAAATAAACCATCAATACCATAATTTGGTAATTCGTATCCTAATAATTTTAAACCGATTTGCATCGATTCAACTTCATTTTTAAATGATATTGAACCTTTTTCTTGTTGAGTAATTCCTTCACCAGCCGCCGCCTTCTCTAATGTTTCATAGAAGTTAGCCAGGTCATCCTTCACAGTGTCTGCTTTCTTTGGGTCAGCGTTGTTTTGAGTTGTACCTGTAGTTGAAGCTACTTCCATTACCTTACCCAATAAATCTTCCGATAGTACTCCGTAAGTTAATGTATGTATTCTTGTAATCTCCTCAAGTAATGTTCTTTTCATAATAATATAAATATGCAAACATTACAATTAATACCCATAATGAGAATCCATATTTCTCTTATGTTGTTGTTTAGATTTTTCAGGTTTTCCGATATTCCAATCTAAGAAATCTTCCCCTTTATAATCGGGGTGATTCTTTTGCATATAATCAATACCTCTCACCCAAAAAAATGCGATGATTGCCGCCAATCCAAAACTGCAACCAATTCCAATTAAATAACTTTCCATCATTTGTTTTCTGTTAAGTAGTTTAAAATTTTCTCTTTAATGCCTGATTGTTTTATCCCCTCAGTTCTTCTAGTTGTTAGAACAAAATTGGTTAATCCCCAATCCATTTCCATATCACCCCACGATTCGTGAACTTGGGAGATTCCCATATTCAAATCATCAACCGCAACCCAATGAGTAATCTCAGGATGGTCGTGTAGATATTGAGTGATTTCAATTGAACGTTCCTGTTCTAACATCCATCTTGGTGACCACGCAAATGTGTGTTCGTTATAACAAGTACAATCGGATACCTTCTTTGTGAATGCTATTGGTTTCTTTATGATTCCTTGTGATTCATAATACTCACCCATCTCCTCAACATTTGCCCACTTTTTCCAATCAGACGAAACGACAATTTCAGCATCGGTTTCTTCCAATATTTCATTTAATACACCGATAGCTTTCTTATTAAAATTATCAAATCTCGCATCGACCGGTAAAGATTGGACAGACTGACTCAACTTGCGTTTTGCCTTTTGTTGTTTTTTAACTCTACCTCCCCACTCAGTTGATAAACATATCACACCATCGTGGTCAAGAAATATTACCTTCATTTTTCCTTCCTTTAAATATTAATCTAAATGTACTAAAAATTCCCAACAACATAAAGATTTGTACGGGCCAAAATGGTAAATTATGTAACTCGTGTAACATCCAAAAGATGTTCATAAAAACCCAAGACATCAATGTTAGGTTACTTTCCCTACCATTCTTTTCCTTTATAAAAATATAAATTGTGATGATTGACGTTGGGATAACCATAAAGGTTGCCATCCACGTAAATTTTAGGCACCAAAATATATCTTTTAACAACCACGAAATTACGTGAATTTCTTGTATATTCCAAATTATTTTAGGATATCTAGTCAATATATTCTGGTTGAGGTACCCATTTACCTTCAGATGTAATGGTGGGAGAGTTATTTCTATCAATCATAACCCACTCCGTCTCGACAATTCCCCAAGGTTCAAACTGCTCCATAACGTCTTGTAATGTGAAACATTTACAACTGTAAATGTCAAATTGAGCCATTGCAGGTTGGTGATGGTCCCAAATATGTATCGATGAGTGTGATGTTGCTAAAGTTACAGTACCTGTTAAACCTTCATTACCAGGAAAGTCCACATAAACACTTGTGGGTCCTCCAACAACTTCCATCTTAACTTTGTGAACTAAGTCAATAAACCATTTATTTAAAACTTCTACCTCTTTAGGGGGATTCTTAATCCAAATCTTCATTAAAAGATGTTGGTGGTAGGGTTCAAACTTTTCAATCATATATGTCTTTTTACATTACATATATATAACGAAATTTGTATTTTTATAAGAATTTTTTAAAATTTCTAATAAATTCTTTTTCGTACTTTTTTAATTCTTTGGTGTCTAATCCGTTGTATAAACCGGTTGACATAAACGCATTAATCTCATCATCAATAATCTTCTTATCATCCACATATCCCATCTTCGTTAATTTCTTTTTTAACTTTTCGTAGTGAGATGGTTTTATGTTATTAATAAGTTTATTGACCGATTTCTTATACTCTTTGTTGGTGTGGTATAATCCGTGTGCGATTTCGTGGTCTAAAGTTTTTAGGTCTTTACTACTAGCACCAATCAAATACCAATCACATCTTGTTCCACTATTCTTTTCCATTGAATCATTTGAACAATAGAAATAAATGTCATTCATAATGTGGTCGTACTCAGTTTCTTTATAAAAAGTATCAACTCCCTTTTCAACTACATTACTTGGAATATTATAACCAGACCAATCTTCAGGATATGTGAACACCCTCTTCTTCCAAGCACTTTTATAGAATCTCATATACTCCATCCAACTGAATTTTTTACCTCTAAATTCTTTGTAAGGAGATTCATAAAATTCTTGATAACGGCAAAATAACATTGCTCTGTCATAGTCGTCATCAATCAATACACAATAAATTCTTGGTTTTATTTCTTTAACTTTCCCTTTGAGTAAAGGATGTTTAATTTTCATTATATAAGTAAATTTGTGATGTCGTTACCATCCTTATATATGTCAAGATACCCCACGACTTTTGGTATCTTATTTGTATTCTCAAACTCAGTTGTTTTTGGCATCATACCAACAACCCATTCAGGTTCTTTAATCTTTTTTAGATTAAATGAAAAAATACCTTGAGGTGTCGAATTGATATAATATACGGACCCTTTTTGAATAAGAGAATCCCATTTTATTTTTTCTATCAATAAATCAGAATAATCCGCTCGTCTACATTTCAACTCATAGACTTTTTTTCTACAAGTACTAAACGCATCCGTCGGATTATACTGGTCAGTCTTTTCCAAATCAGGAATCAACTTAGTTTTAAGAAGATTAAAAAGTGTTTCTTCGTTTAAATTGATAAGAAGTCTTTTCTTTTCAACTGATAACATTAACGTAAATGTTTGAATTTATCTCCCAAGTTATTGATGAAGTTTTCTTCTTCAATTGAAAGTAAATCTCTACACTTAGCTAACTTATTAAGACTATCCCAAAATCTTTGGTCGTTAACATTTGGTCTACGAACACCATTGTTCTTACCTGTGGTTTCTGTAGAGGATTGGATGTATCCATCTTCTTCTAATATCTCAATTAGTCTATCTCTTTCACTTTTACTACAAGCGTCGATAAACTCACTTGGGTCGATGTCAATTTCTGTACTAAATTCTGGCATAATATTATTTTTTTCCTTCTATTAGAATGGTTTTTAATGAGTCTGCTTTCTTTAATTCGACTTCTTTAACAATGTTAACATTTTTTTCAGCTCTTAATTTTGCTAACTCTTTTTGTTGGAAGAAGCAGATAACCAATAAAGCAATTGCACCACCCATAGTGATGTTCTTTTGATTATTTTTAATAAATTCTATCATACTATTTGTTTTTACAATTCTTCAACAATTCCTAATAACTCCGCTAACCCTAATAGTATTGCAGTGTTGCCAAATTGTTCGTTAAATAAAAACCAACAAGCTGTCAGTCTTAACACACTCTTGACTAAACTAATCCAAAAATGTGAATTACTTTTTGATTCTTTTGGTTGCATTTGTTTTCTTTTTAAAACTTTTCTTCAATGTATAAATTATCTCATCAACCTCATTGACTGCCATTCCGAGACCAAGTGAAACTTCACTTGATAGTTGGAAGTTTTCGTTATCTCCAAGTTTAAGATATCTTAAAGATTCTTTACGAAAACCTAACGCTTGTCTTTTAAGGTCTTCTTTTTTGTTTCTTAACTCTGCATATACTTTGTTAAGAGTTCTTTGGTCGTAAGTAAGTGCTTTCATAATAAAAATATATTAAATTATTTTGAAGATTCCAAATAATTGTGAATAAAATTTATTCTTTGACCAATCCAATACATAACATTAACTGTCATTGAATTACCCACAGCACCTTTTACATTAGAATAACTTGGTTTTTTCCCGTTGATTTCAAAATCTAAATAACCATCAGGAAACCCTTGTAATCTTTCTAGTTCTCTTTCGGTAAATGTTCTGATACCATTATTGTCTACCCAATAGTTTGAGGTGGATACTTTTCCAAACCCATCAACCAATGTTCTTGCGTAGGATTTGGTTACCGTACCAGCGAGTTTAATTTGTCCGAGAATATTTTTGGTGTACTCATCCCTCTTGAGTTTATTCTTTTCTTCAACGCTTTCAAAACATCCTTCTTCAAATAATACTGAGAATGGGACTCTCCAGTCTTTTCCACGATATCCGACAATATAGATTCTTTTGCGTCGTTGGGGAACTCCGAAGTATTGCGAGTCGAAAACCCTATAAGCGATTGAGTAATTTTCCCCTTGGACAACCCCTTGTTTTTCGATTTGTTCAGGTCTGAAGTCAACTCCTGTGAAAGAGGAGATGATTTGACATAAGGCTTTTTTGTGTTGACTTTTAAAAACGCCTTCGACATTTTCCCAAATGAACCACTTAGGTCGTTTTTCTTTAAGAATTTGTCCATAGCTAAGGGCGATTTGACCACGGATATCATCCATTCCTTTGTTGAGTCCTGCATCGGAAAAAGATTGACAAGGCGTTCCTCCGACCAATAAGTCGAATTTTGTTTTTTTGTACGTTTCATTCGTGTTGAGTTTAGTAATGTCAGTAAATAAAGGTGTGTTTGGGTAGTGATGTGATAGAACTTGTTGTGGGAACTTTGCAAAGTCACATACACCCTTACATTCCCAACCAAGTGGTGACCAAGCAACAGTTGCAGCTTCGATTCCACTACAAACAGATAGGTATTTCATTGTGTTATAGTTTAGTTAAACAAATCTAACAATAAAAAAATAAAATTGAAAATTTTTTTGAAATCTTTTTTAATATATCATATAACTAACTATAAATCAATTAGTTATGATTTCGTATTTCTCTTTTTTCCACACCAAATATGGATATTCTTTCAAACGTTCACATAAAATTACCATTGCATCATCGAATATTTCTTTGTTGACCGGTGTATTTGCTTTTCCATATGCTTGTACGAATGAACCTCTTCGATATTGTAAATTAATTCTTTTTCTACCATATGATAATGCAACGTAAATGTATAATGCTCCGTGAAAAAATTGTTTGGACATACAGTTCTTCATCAATGTTCCTTCGAGAATAAAATCATCTTCAGATAAAATTACTTTTGGTATGTAAACATTATCACCAAGAACAATCGGTTCTTCAATTGCGTTAACAACATCATCTGGTATATTATATTTTAATTTATATCCAAGAGACAAATGTTTTTTAAGTAAGGACCATTCACTTATTAAGTAATCAATATCATCAGGTTTCTTCAACCTGATTTTTAATTCATATCCTCTTTCCTCTAAGTAATGTCTGAGGGTAAACAAATCGTAAATAACGTTGAAGGGACTTTCTAATCTATCATCATCTGACATCCATTTCTCAAGAACCTTTGTTACTGATTCCTTTTCCGCATCATTCTTACATACGAATGTTTTTCTTGGTGTATTTTGAACATTACATACTGACCACCAATCAAATCGTTTGATGTATTCAATATAGTTGTCACCAAACAATTTACAAAGAAAACTTAGACATTTGATATTAACTTTACCATATTTGTTTGAGGATAACGCTCCCACCAAGTACTTTGATTTAATGCCGTATGAATCTAATACTGCCGGTAAAAACTTGTTGTCGTTTAATTTAAGATATTTCTTTTTTGGGTACTCATCCATAATGTTTAGATAAACATTATCGTGAAATTTAATTCCCTTTTTGTGTAAATGAAAATCAACAATCAAATCAAATAAAGGATTGATTTTGGTTTTCTCATCGTAAGTTTTGTTCTTAATGAATTCATCATCTACATTTAATAGTAATTCATTTTTAATATGTGTAAAGATGGTCTCGGTAATTCTTTTGTACTTGACTCCCCAATAGTTTAATCTTTTCTCACCATAGTAAAATCCCCTATCAACTAAATCACACAACTTATCGAAGTTGTTCTTTTTTACTGTTAAAACTGATTTAACAGCCTCACCATTCTTTATGCGGTCATTTTGTAATCTATAAGTTACCTGTATATCACCTGTTACCTTATTGATTATTAATTCGTGACAAAACCTTAATTTATTACCATCACCGAGTCTGGTGTAGTTAATGTAGAAGTCCGCATAGTAAACTAATGTGGTATCATCAGAACCGAGTCTTAATTCACAAGTTGAACTTGATTGTTTATTTCTCTCTACCTTTTCTTGAAAATAATGTTCGTGTGTTATCATCTACATAAAATGTAGACAATAACATTTACATTGTGTAGTTAAAATAATCCTAACACATCATCAGTAGGAAGTGTTGTCTTTGTAACATCTATACCATTGATAGTTAATGGGATAACTCTTTTTTCGATTGATTTGATTGGATACTTATATTTCCCTATTCTTCTTTTTAGTGCATTCAATGCGTCCTCAAAGTGTTCTGGTGGTGATTGATTACAGAAATATCTTGATTGTGTACAAGTCTTATCTCTAACATCGAACTCATTAGTAACTCTTTCACTACCAATTACACTGTCGGCTCTTAATGATACAATTATAGATATTTCTTTATTTGAATATGACGCAACACAATGATGCATATGTGAACCCTCCTCAGAATATTCCATTTCCTGTTTCAATAATACAGGATAGTACATTCTATATTTTTCCATACTTGGGTAGATACCATCTAATTCCCAAACTTTAATTGGTTCTTCAATCATTGAGATTAGTTTCTCATCAAACACGTACTCAATCACACTACCCTTTTTTATCAATCTATCGAGACGTGATAACTCTAAGTGTTCATTATGAAACTCTTGCCAATTCTTAGCTCTCAACATCATATCAGGATAATAATCCCTCAACTTTTTAATCATTAAAAAATGGTCATCAATCTGATTTAATTGACTGTTTAAAACGGTATCCATTCGATGATTGTTTTCATTTACCGTTGCGTACTCATTAAATAATTTAATTAGATTATATTTCTCGGTATCGTTTAAATAAAACGTGTTATCGTATGTGACCTTTTCTTTGTAGAAATTATTAGTGTAAGGTGAAATAGTCTTATCCGACATATCTTTACAAAAAATATCAACATTAATATTTGATAGGTACTTGAACATCTCCTCACCGAAATATCTTTTTAATCTGAATAGACTTATAATATCGATATCAGGATTTTTATGTAGAAGTTTAATTGTTTGTTTAGATTTAATTCCTAATCTATCTAATATTGCCGCAACTAATTTATTATCGTTCTTTTTAAGAAAGGGTTTTGTTGGGTAACAAAACGTAATTAAATTTCTGTAGTTATCAGGTGTTTTGATACCTTTAATCATCACGAACAAGTCGATTAAATTGTTATATATCCATTGGTTAGAATCTTTTTTCACACCATAATTTGGTTCTATTGTTTTATGGTTTTGGAAGGTATTAAAGAAATGATATAATGTTTCAAAAAAAACCTTATCACTAAATTCTTCAGATAGTTCTTCTTGTATCTTTATTGAACTTTTAAAATCGTTATTGGTGATAAACTTGTCTACCCTACTACCAAAATGAGTTAATAAAGAATCTAATGACATCCACAAATTACCAAAAGTATTCTTTCTGGCTTTCATTGTGTTTGAATTGTAAGCCTTCTCAAATGTTGTGATATCACCTGTCTTTAAGTTTAAACAAATTCCATTGATGGTCGTTGCTTTTTTAAAGTACTTACAATTTACAAATCGTTTCTTTGTTTGGGAATACAATTTAATTGTTATTTTATCTCCGTTTTGTACTATTGACCTTTCGTAATAATATGTTTCAATAGAACTAAATGCTCTACCGAAGTGCCGTTTTATTTGTCTATCATTTTTCGTGTAATATGCACCATCTTTTTTGAAGTATCCATTTAACCGTACATTAACACCAGTAGGTTCGGGAGAATAAAAAAACTTAGTATTCTTTTTTCTCATTTCCACCCTATTCTCAAGTTCAAGTGTGTACCAACCGTATGAACGTTTGAATATATTCTCCGTAGATTCCTTGTCGAAATCCCAATCTTCTACTTTGAAGGTATTAAATGCATTGTTTTTAGGTTTTTCGGATAATTTAGAATAATCCCTGTATGGGTGAATTTCGGAGAAGGAGTACCTCTGAACAAGAATTTCTTTTCTCATATGAATGTTTTATTAGTAGAATTCAAATATAGGAAAAAAACTGGAATATCACTATTTATTTAAAAACTTTTATATATATGGCAAAGTCTAAAGGAAGTTCTACATCAATGAAGGTATCATTTGGTAAGAAAAGTACGGGTAAAGCACGTAAATCTTATGGTCCAAAAGACCAAAAACCAAAGAGATACAAAGGTCAAGGACGTTAATCTTCTTCGTATATTGGATATATGTGAATTGGTGTGTATTCACCAACATATGCGTTTAGTATGTTGAATTCAACCCATTCGTAAGCATCTTCGTACGTAAACTCATTTATCCTTTGAGTTTCGGATATCAGTTTATTAATATCATAGACTGCCCTACCTTCCTGTGTAAAACCGATAATGGCCAAGTCTAACTCGTCCCATAGAATTGCGTCAGGATTGATTTCCGATATTTTTTCTCTTGTTATCATAATCTACCCGCTCCTTTATATGATTTTTTATATTTTAGTTCACTTAAACTACTAATCTTAACACCCTCAGCTTTATTTGCTGCGTGGACAAATTTATCATTACCAATGTAAATTCCACAATGCCATCCACTTGGACTAATTCGACTATTAAAGAATACGATATCACCAATAATTAAATTAGTCTTGGGTATTCTATTAGTTTGTGACCATTGTTTATATGCAACATCTTTTAATTCTAATCCATAGACATCACGGTATAATCTTTTGGTGAATTGGGAGCAGTCAATACCCTTCTTCGTTTTACCACCTAATTTATATGGAATACCAATCCACTCGTTAATGAATTTATCTAACTTAGGTGCTTCTTGTGTTTCAATATGTTTAACATAATCAGAAAATTGATTCTGACTAAACGCTGATATTGTTAATAAGGTTAAAAGAATTATTAACCATATTATTTCTTTTAATTTTTTATTCATATTTTAATTACTTAGTGGTGCCTTTATTGGTGGATGTGATTGATAATTTTCCAATATCACATCTTGCCCACCAAATGAATATATACCATCTCTAACGTGAACAGTTGGTAAATCAAATGGTTCTCTCTTTATTTGTTCTTTAGCTTGTTCTATATGATTTTTATATAAGTGTACGTCTCCTAAATTTCCAATCAATTCTTCAGGTACCATATTCATTTCATCTGCAATCATTGTTAACAATAAACCATATGATGCAATGTTGAATGGTAACCCTAAGAATGTATCTACCGAACGTTGGTTCCACATTAATGATATTGCCCTTTTAGGTATATTATACACTTGTAATTCCTCACTCAATCCTCCACCGAATGGAACAATATCAGCAACCATCAATTGAAATTTATCCTCACCGACTTTCTTCTTTAATAAATCCCATCTCTCTTCACCAGTTAATTCTCTTGTGTAAACTTGAAATCCGTAATGACAAGGAGGAAGTACCATATGGCCCAACTCACCCACATTCCAAGCGGACACCATCAATCGTCTACTATCAGGATTCGATTTAAGTTCATCAATTAGGTTTTGAATTTGGTCAATCTCTTCACCCACCTTTAACCAACTTCTCCATTGTTTACCATATATTGGACCTAACTCACCCCATCGTTCAGCAAACTCATCATTCGTTTTTATTTTATCAATAAACTCTTCTTGAGTTAATGGTGTTAATTTATCAGAATCACTAAACCACTCTTCTATGTGTGGTTGCATTCCCATTATATCACCACATTTATATCCATCAATAACGTCATTAATTTTTTTAGTATAGTTCTTAAATGCATCACCATTCCAAATGTTACATTCATTCATTACCAGATACTTGATGTTGGTACTGCCACTTAGGAACCAAATCAATTCAGTCACCATTGTCTTCCAAGCCATCTTCTTGGTTGTTAACAATGGAAATCCTTGTGACATTCGATGTCTTATTTGACGACCAAATACCGATATGGTACCAGTACCTGTTCTGTCAGTTTTGACAACACCATTATCTAAAATGTCCTGTAATAATTCTTGATACTTACTATCTAACGTGTTCATAAATCTTTAATCTTTTTTCGTTTTCTCTTTCCGTTTCGTGAGAATAATGTTCTTTGTGACCAATAATTCTGTGAAATTCTTTATATGTATCTGGACGATAGTTTTTTAAATGCTCTAAACCAAATTCATATTCAAATAATGCTTGTTCATATCTTTTTTCTTTATCATCCCAACCATCTTGCTCATTTTCAATATCAATTTGTAATTGATTAATCACATTTTGTAATGAATCTTCTTTACAAGTCAAATCATATTTCACAGACATATCATCTGGTTTATTTAGTGAAATTGTTAATAGAATTATTATCACAACTATTGCAAGTGAAAGTCTGATGATGGTATTTTTCATATTAATTTATCTTTTAGTAATTCAAAAAATATATTGCTGAGAATTTTATGTGCATTCTCACCATAGTGATTATCCGTAAGAACATTATTACTCTCCATTTTTATTGTTTCAAGTTTTAACAACTTGTGTACATTTAAATCAACATTATCATCAAACGGTGTCCAATGAATTATTTTATTTTTCTTCATTGTGTAATTAATAAAATGAATCCAATCATTAACTTCTTTGTAATAAATTGAATTATCTCTGTTAATAAAAATCTCCTCAATCGTATTTCTTGACGTATCAGTGTGATGAGTGATGTGATAATCGGTGACGGCACCAGGTACAAACTTAACCCAATTACCGTCCTTAGCTGCAAGTCTAAATCTAATTACACTCGACCAACCGATTATTACAATATCATTTTCTTTAATCTTATGTACATTATTACATAAGGTTCCTAAAATAGAATAATTATCGTAGCCACCAACCCCTAAATTTTCACTTTCAATTCCTAATTTTTCACCTAAAAAATCACAATAAACTTTTGGTAAATAACCTTTGTAATCGATATAACTTTTACACCAATCTACGTTAGGGTTATATCTTTGTGTGTAGCTGTCACCAAAACACCACAACTTATTTTTTGTAGTATGCATTTTTTTGTATTTGAACACCCATAAAAAATGTTAACCATCTAAACGATAACCCGCACGCAGGTGTTGATATACCGGTTTCAAAAAAGGTTTCTTTATTGTAAAAGAAAACAATTGTCGGTACTATAAACCAATGATGTTTCTTTTTATATATAAAAAAATCAGTAAGGTATTTCGGTTCTTTAATCATCTTTCTTTTTGAAAAGTGGTTTTATTTTTTCTTTTGTTTTTTCGTAGTGTACCATTGCGTACCATTTACCTATGATACTTCCAATAATGTAAAATACTACCCCAAGATAATCTCCTTTGAATAAACTATCTAAAGAATAGTATGTTGCACCTAATGACACTAAACTTGTCCAAACACTATTAAGTAATAAACTTCTAATCTTATTTTCATATGTATACTTAATCTCCATAACTTTGAAGATGTTAAACATAATTTGGAAAAATAAAATGAAAAGATAATTTTTAATCATCATCTCCGTAATTTCCTGTTGTTCTCCTTAAAAGTTTATCAACTTCGTCCTCTTTCTCCCTCATTTCAATTATACGAACATAGTATGTGTCGGGACTATTGGTTTCGGTTTTCATATTCTTATCAAACCATTTACTAAACCATTTACCTTTATATGCAAGGACTTGACATCTGTCAGAAAATTCATTTGCATCATCTTGGTCTAATAAACCTTCATCAACAAGTTTTGCAAGTACAATATCCTTTACCTTGTTGTAGTTTTCCATTTCTGAAGTTAAATCAATCATTATCTACGTTTTTAATTTCTTCTTTTAATTTATTTAAACATTTGTACAATGTGTGTGACTCGGCCAAAGTGTACGCACCTTGACCCTGTAAAGTCTCAATTGATAGTTCTATAATTTTGAGTGCAGTCTCCTTATCCAACTTATCAACCAAATAGGTGTCCAACTCTTGGGATGTCCTATATTCCAAAAAATTATTAAAAATACTTGCCATAATTTAATATTACGAATTTATTTTGAGAAAACCAAATAATTATAGGTATGTCGGTCTTAATTAACAACCAAACATTTCCTGCGGAATATCTATCCCAACCAGACGAACTACAAAGAGGTATGATGGGTAGAGAGTCTCTAAACGGGTGTATGGTCTTTAAAATGGGTATGGGAACACATTCATTTTGGATGAAGAAGTGTTTAATACCACTTGATATTGTTTTTGTTAATAAAGACAGAATTAGTAACATACATCGTGATTGTCAACCTTGTGAGGACGATTGTGATAAAAGATACAGAGGTATCGGTGACCACGTAATCGAATTCCCATCAGGAACCTGTTCCAATTTCAAAATTGGTGATAAAGTTAAAATGTATCTTGGGACTCCACAGAATCCTGTTCGATAAAATTATCAACCGCATTTATAAAATCGTACTTAACTTTTGGTTTTACCTTTTCAAATACCCAAAAGTAACTATGGTATTTTCTGGCGTGTTCTTGTTTAGTCCACTTAGTACCAAAACTATTGATTCTCACATTGGAAGTGAGTACAAACATATCTCTTGGGTAGAAACCAATCTGTAACGCCATATTCATTATTAAACAATGGGTGAAGTGATTCTTACCTCCTGATACTGTATCTTGACACTTCATCACCACATACCCACCCTTATCACAGATTCTATATAGTTCCTTCAATGTATTGAAGTAATTGACTTTCAAGTCATTATATGTTGTGTAACCTTCAAATCTTTTAGCGATAATTGAACTACCTTCTTTATTTGATTTGTAAGAACCTCCCGCGACAACGAAGGGTGGGTCGTACATAATACTCTTCATTGAGTTGTCACCAAACGGTAAGTTCTCAGAGTTAGCTTCCACAACTGACTCATTTACAGGGAATAAATCACTTTTGTATGTGGGACCTGGTAAGTCCTTCCAAAAATTACCTTTCGAATAGGTACAATCCAAATCAAATCTTTCGATTTTGTACAAATCCATTATGTTTCTAATCGCTTCGAAGTTAGATGTGTAAACACTTTTGACTGGTTTAAAGTCTTTTTCCATTTTAAATTAAGTTTTTAAGTTGTGGGTATATGAAATTATCAAATATTATTTTTTGTGATTCATTTCCAAAATGTGAGTCTTTCGGTATTGATGGTACATTATTGTTTTTTGTGAAGTCAGCAACCGTACCATAAAGTATAGGTATTTTTTTTATCAATTCCAAATAACCGGATTTTTTAGCTAATTCGTGAATGTCGGTATACCAACTAAAGAATACCACTTTCTTACCATATGATTCACAGATGTGGAATACAAGAAGTATTGTGTGTAGAATTTTATATTCAAGATTATATGTTGAAATTGTTGATTGTTGATAGATAAAATCCAAAACCTTTTCAGCATCGTACCAATTACTAAATTCAGATTCAAACGCCTTTACATTCCTCATTGTGGTGAAGTTAAAATACTTAACTCCATTAACATTTGTTGGAGAGTGTAGTCCTCTCTCATCCGATTTAATATGTGAAACACCCATCATAATCCTTGCTGGGTGAGTTAATTGAAAAACAAATAAATCTAAGTCAGGATTGTTATCGATGATAAATTTAACCTTCTCAATGTTAAATTCGTTGGACCCTCCTCTCGACGAAGAATCAATAATTTCAGCATTTAAGGTCTCACCCATATGATACCACCAAGGTTGTCCTCCGTAATTTCTTGAACTATGTGAACACCCTGTCACACCTATTTTCATATTCACTTGATTTTTAAATTAATCTTTGTTAGATTTTAATAAAATATACTAAATAAAAACAATAAACCAAAATACTTATTATAAAAAGAAAACAATATGGGATGCGGATGTAAAAAAAATAGAAACGTTCAACCACAAAACACACCTCTACCGGTTGAAGTACAAATAAATTTTTCGGAAGAAACTACATCTACCGAATTAGGTCCTGTCACTGAAGAACAAAGTACTCTTATCAATGAGATTGCTAACAAATTAAGAGAGATTAATTCGTCAGAGGAACCTCAATAAAGTTAACAATATCGGACTTTTGTCCGATATTTTTTATCTATATAATATATAAAAATTTATATACAAATATGAAAGCTGAAGTTAAATTAACCAGTGTAAACATTTTAGACGATGTTTATAAAAAATTCAAAATTAAATCGATTGATGGTTCAATCAACCTACAAAAACTCGTAAACAGGTCTTTAGATTTATATACTAAAAGTGAAGATTTCAAAGACAAGATTGACAATCATAACGGATTAGCATCTAGTGGTTCAAAGTTTTAATTAATGAAAAAAAAGATATTATTATTATCTGATGATTTGAGAATGACGTCAGGTATATCTACTATGTCAAGGGAATTTGTGTTGGGAACAATTCACAAGTACGATTGGGTACAGTTGGGTGCGGCAATTCAACATCCTGAGTTTGGTAAAGTGGTAGATGTAAATCAAGATGTGAGAGATAGAACAGGTATTGAAGATGCAAATCTTAAAATATATCCTAACCACGGTTATGGTGATATTAATATTTTAAGAACATTATTAGCAATTGAAAAGCCAGACGCTATCTTACACTTTACTGACCCACATTATTGGCAGTGGTTATATGACAATGAACACGAGATAAGACAACAAGTTCCAATATTATATTATCACATTTGGGATGATTTACCTGACCCAAAATACAATAGAGATTATTACGAGAGTTGTGATTGGATTGGTTGTATATCTAAACAAACATATGGTATTGTTCATCGAGTTGGTAAAATGATTGATAAGGTTACACATAAACCATTAGAAGATTGGCAAATAAGTTACGTGCCTCACGGAATCAATCCAAAGGTGTTCAAACCTTTAGATGATGTTAGCGATGATATTAAAAAACTAATGTTCGGTGATAAGGAATATGATTTTGTGTTGTTCTATAACAGCAGAAACATAAGAAGAAAGCAACCATCGGATGTTATCTACTCATATAAATTATTCTGTGATAAATTACCAAAAGAACAATCGGACAAATGTTTATTATTAATGCACACAGCTGCTGTTGATGAGAACGGAACTGATTTACCTGCAGTGATTGAAGCGTTGTGTCCTTATGATGTTAAGTTCACAGGTTTAAAATTAGAACAGGATAAGTTAAATGAAATTTACAATCTTGTTGATTGTACCATTAACATTGCAAACAATGAAGGGTTTGGTTTAACAACTGCAGAATCATTAATGGCGGGTACACCAATTATTGTAAATGTGACTGGTGGATTACAAGACCAATGTGGATTTAATTATAGTGCAGATAACTACATAACATTTGGTACTCTACACGATAGAAAGACACACGGTTCAACACTACACGGTGAATGGGTTCTTCCTATTTGGCCATCCGCAATTAATTTAAATGGTTCGGTACCTACACCATATATCTTTGATGACAGAGTTAATGACGATGAAGTCGCAAATAAAATTTCCACCGTTTATACTTGGGGTAAAGAGGAAAGGAAGAGAAGAGGTTTGTTGGGTAGGGAATTTATAATTGAGAATTTATCTTCTGACATTATGAATAACTCATTGATTGAGGGGATTGAAAGAGTTTTTGAAAACTATAAACCAAGAGAAAGATTTGAATTATATAAGATAGTATAATATGAAACCATTTTTATTATTTAGAGGACCGGTAAAAACAAGAAGTGGGTATGGTGCACATTCAAGAGATTTGTTACAAGCATTATACGAAATGGATTTGTTTGAGATAAAGATAGATAGTTGTATGTGGGGGTCGACACCAATGACTGCATTGGAGAAGGATAATCAATTTCACAGATGGATTGAGTCGAATATAATTAACCCTGCTGGTGTTACCTCTGATTTTTATGTCCAAGTAACAGTACCCAATGAATTTGAAAGGAGAGGTAAGTTTAATGTTGGTATAACTGCAGGAATCGAAACTACAGTTGCACCTAAAGAATGGATTGATGGTTGTAATAGAATGGATTTAGTTATAACAACATCAAAGTTTTCAAAAGAAGTATTGTTATCAACAGTATACAATGAGAATGAAAACAACACAGGAAAATTAATTAAACAACATAAGATACAAAAACCGATAGAAGTTCTATTTGAAGGTGTTGATGTTTCTACTTTCAATAACGAATACAAAGGTATTGATTTGGATATTAAAGAAGATTTTGCATACTTGTTTGTTGGTCATTGGTTGAAGGGTTCACTCGGACAGGATAGAAAGGATGTAGGAATGATGATTAAATGTTTTATGGAATCATTTAAAGACATTGAGGATAAACCTGCACTTATACTTAAGACTTCTTCAGCAACATTCTCAATTAAAGAACGTGAGAATATGAGAAGAAAGATTGAAGAGTTAACAAACGGATATGATAATCCTCCATCCGTTTATCTATTGTTTGGTGAATTGACCAATCAAGAAATGAACGAATTGTACAATCATCCTAAGATTAAATCAATGGTATCTATCACAAAGGGTGAAGGTTTTGGTAGACCCCTATTAGAATTTTCAATGACAGGAAAACCAATCATAGCATCTAATTGGTCAGGACATAAAGATTTCTTACCAATGGATAAAGCAATTATGATTGGTGGTTCATTGACTGATGTACACGAAAGTGCTGCGGATAGTTTTATACTAAGAGGTTCTAAATGGTTTACCGCAAACTATAATGAGTTTGCAGAAGTGTTAAGATTGGTTAAAAATGATTATGACAAATTCAAAGAAAAATCAGAAACACTAAGAGAAGAAAATAAAGAAAAGTTCTCAATGGAAAAAATGAAAGATGTGTTTATGAATTTGATTA